TGCAAGCGGCCGATTTATTTGAGAAACTTTAACAGATTTATTTGAGAATAATACCCAGTTTAACCCTTTTGACATACTGCAAAACTATTGAATTATAAGCTATTTTTCAAGTTTATTGCGCGCGGCGCGGTAATTGATGAAGGCTGTGAGGTAAGCAATTTCATCAGCCGTTAGGCTGCTGAAAATAAGCATAGAAGCGCCGTTTACGCCTGCATTCTGATCAGTTAGAAGCGTTCCATCAGGCTGCATTTTGCATATTAAACCAATGTATTGCGCGCCGCTTGAATCAGTGTATATAACGGCCGCTTTAAGCGGCTGTGCATCAGCTTGCTTCAGGCTGATGCCATTGAAGGAAGGATCATCTGAATTACCCTTTTGAGCAAATAAATTCAGCGATATAAAGAAGGCAAATAATATTATAAATGTTTTCATGTTGATATATATTTTAGTTATTAGAATTAGTGTAAATCAACCCAAGTTCCGCCGGCATAAACCTGAAGTTTTGTTGTTGTTGTATTGAATACAACCATACCTGCTGATGGCGTTAATGCATCGCGTTCTGTTGATGTTAAGTTTGGGAACGTAACATATGAAGTTGTTCCTGAAACAATAAAAGGCCGGCTTGAAGTTATAGTTGAATTATTAATATTAAGCCGTTCTGTTCCGCCTGTTGTTATGCCAACGTTATCAGCAGAATTGCGCTGAAAATATGTATTGCCATCAGATGCAAAACCATATGAAGAAGTTGACCAATTAATTTGAGCATCATTTGCAGTAAATCCTGAACTTGTAAAGGCGTAAGAATAACCTGAAACGGCTGAAGGTTGTATATAAATTGAAGCCGTTGTTGTAGTATTATAAAGCAGTATTCTTTGATTACCATCACCGGGACTTTTAAGAGATAAATAACTTTCACCCGTTAAACCCTTAATTCCTTTTGTAGTAATACTTGAATCAACGCCTGTAAATTCATTTAAAGCTGTAAATGTATTCTTCTTGTTTAAATAAGGAATATTTGAAAATGTTGTATTAGTATTATAGTAAGTAGTTAAATCAGTTGTTCCCCTGTAATATTCACCGGCATAAACATTTTTCGTTCCTGTTCCATGAACAGAACCAAATGTTACATTAGGACCAACAGGCGTAACCATAAGATCACCGGCTGAACCTTTTACAAAGAAACCAACTGAATCAGAACCGCTGCCATACAATGTAAAATGTTTAAACCTGTTATACTGAAGAAAATTATTTAATGAATCTTTATATGGATAGTTATATAAATTTGTTGATCCACTTCCTGAAATTGGAACGCCATCAACCATATAAGAACCAACACCCGTATTTATACCAATATTAACGCCGTTGGAATCAACCCGTAAAATTGGATTGTAAGAAGTATATGATTCATCAGTATATTTTCTGATCTCAAATTTGCTTGTTTGATTGCCAATGTAAAATATATAACTGCCTGTTTCCTTCTTGTTATACCAATTAACATCAAAGCCATCATAATATATTTTACCTTTACCAACGGAATCAAGCAGCAATTGGCCTTTAAGATACAAGTTATAGTTTATTAATACTGATTTATTAAATGTTGTATAGCCTGTTGAATCTTTAATTCTTGTATTGCCAATATCAAAATAAATTTTCTGTGAATAGCATATTGTTGATGTTAACAAAATGATAAATGCAAATATTATTTTTTTCATTTTAATGTATATTATAATTATTAATTTATTCTTCAGAACCGCCTGCAACTGAAGGATCAGTTGGAAGCGTTGTAATATCAATACCAAAACAGCCTGCAACATAACCTGTTGTTAAGCCTGTTTTATCATATTCATTATTAAAAAAACAATTTTCAGCAGTTGTTGTTCCAACAAGATATGCTTTATAAGTTGATGAATGAATGATTCTGCAATTTATTAAAGTGCAGCCTGTAAATGTTGTATCTTTATAAGCGTAAATAGTGCAATTGATATATGTTTTATTTGACATATTGCGCGCTGCTGCAAAATCATTAGCACCAAAAAATAAAGTGCAATTTTCAAAAGTGCAGATTTTGGAATTTGTAGCACCATCAGAAAAAATTATATTAATATGCCTGCCAACACCTTTATAATTAACATAATCAACGCAAGCATTTGATTTTGCTGTTATATATTTTGATATAGCGCCTGTTCCTGATATTTGAACCATACAATTGTTATTTGCTGAAGGTGAAGCAAAAGAACCGGCTGCATCTCTTATTGTTGTATAAACTTTATTTGTTTCAGTTGTTCCGTTAGGAATGCAGCGCCTGAAGTTGCTTGATTCTTGATAGGGGCTTAAATTAATTGCAGCAATGCGCGCGTCTAAATAACCCTTCCATATTAAGCTTGTATTAAATGAAGGCGTGTTTGTAGTATAAGGCGCGCCATCAACATCAACAAATAATTCAAGAGCAACAACACTTGTATCAACATCAATTTGCCCTTCAACATGAACATTATCTTCAAATAGTTGATTACCTGAAAACGTATTGCCGCCGGCTAATAGTGCATATATAGAAATATCGCCATCAGCAATATAAAAAATTCCAAATTCAGAACGGTAAACATCATCTATATATATTTTATACAGGCCATCAGGAACAGTATCATTTTTATAAATGCCTGATGCAACGCCTGTTTCACTTAACAAAATAGCGCCTGTTGGATATGATGAACCATTTGGCTGAAGCTTAACATTCGTTTTGCCGGTTAAAAGCTTCAAGCGATTTGAATCGCCTGTATCTTTATACCATAATGATCTTGAAAACGCTGTTGACATTTTTTATATTAATTAATTACTAAAATTTCTTCACTCATATTGAAAGCAAAATAATCAGGATCAAGCCAATCATAATAATTCAGCGCATCAACATTTTCAAACAATAAAATATAATCTTTGTTAGCGCCTGTTTTATCTATGTTGTAATATTGGCCTAACTTCCGGGAATCTTCAAGAATCTGAACTTTATAGCCGCGTGTTGGAAGATCAGTGTGTGGAATCAGCCAAATTGTTTTGTTATCAATTTCAGCATTCTTTACCCGGTTAATAAGCTGTGCATCAGGATTTTCAAGCAGGCCTGCAAAGCTAACTTCAAATATCATATCAATATGATGAAACAGTTTCGCTTTGTTCCCTGCCCTGAATTTATGCCGTGTTGCAATACCCTGATCATATTCATTATATTCAGTGTATCTGTATGATACATTAATTTCTTCAGCAACACCTGTTGAATCTATTAATACAAGCTTGCATTTATCTGAACCGTTAATATAATCTTTTGTTGGCATCAGTTATTTTTTTTGAGTGCAATAAATTCTTGCAGCAGAATTAAATGAATCTCTTGAAGTAATTCTTTTGATGATCCAATTTTTATTTAAATATGGAAACTGTTTGTTAATCCTATGAACGCTGTTCAACGGGTATTTTATAGCAACATCTAACCACTTGCAAGCGCCGGATATTAAATATTTATATTCAACTTTTGCAGTTGCATTAACAATATTATTAAAACCTGTATCAGTATAAGTTTCAACAACAAAAGGCGGATTTGCAGGTATATAATTAAAACTTCTTACTAAACACCTGCCTAATGCTATACCAACATTCACTGAATCAAATGTTGCAACAAATGCGCGCTGTGAACCGATAATTTTTATATCTGTTGGCGGAATGCGTTCACCGTTTCTTATCCAACGATCCTGTTCATAAAGCCTTCTTAAACTGTTTACATTATATTGTGAACTGAAGCCGTTCTTATCAATATTTGAATAACTTACAGTTTGAACGCTTGAATTCATAAACAAGCAGCCAAAAATATCAACATCAGCATTTGAAGCGGCCGTGTAAGAAACATACAAAACAGCAAGCCTGTTATTTGCGTATTCAATTGAATTACCAATAATATGATCTTCTTTGCTTCCATTGACTTCATCAAGAATTTCAGGCGCTGCAACAACTGTTGAAGCTGAAGGAAAGCTTATAATAATTTGAAAACCATCAAGCGCGGCCGGATTGCAAGTTGTTGAATGATTTACTTCATAAGCCATGCCATGATCCACAAACATTGAAAGCGCTGTAAACCAAACATCAGGCGAACCCATTTTTGAAAGCCATATGTTATAAAGAAACCATGAAACAATTGGATCATAACCTAAGCGCTGCTGAAATGTTAAATAAGTTTGATTGAATAAAGTAATCCGGCTGAAGTATTGCGTATTGGTAAGAATGCCCAACCAAAAACGAAAATAATTTTCTATTTGCGGCAATGGAAGCGCTTCAACCTGTTCAGCCTGCTGAATATATTCTTCTTCACCGCCGTACATTGTAAATGTTAAAATAAAACCTGAATCATCAAGCCGTTCATTTACTGTAACAGATTCAGAATTGATGAAGCCGCCGCGTTCAATATTTGTTTCACTTTCACCAAATGCAGCTTTAAATCTTAAAGGAATATAATTATCAGTTTCAGCATCAAAAAATTCTTTTACTGTTTTTCCTAAATTAGAAGTAACGCCTGATATTAAAGATAAATTCATTTTAATATCTGAAGTTGTAAATGCAAAAGCATTATCGCGTTTTTGAATTTCATCAGTATAACTTTCAAAAAAATTATCAAATAAATGGTTATCAGTTAAAACCAAATAATCAATAACAACAAGTGTTTTTTTACCGAAGTAATTAAACACTGAATTATCTGAAGCTTTTATTTTAGTTATGAATAACTTCAATTTATTGTTCTGTTCCCTTTTTTTGAAAAGTGAATGTTAGCGCCTGATGTTCCCAAAACAACAACATCAGTTGCAATTGCTTCAGTTAATTTTCCTTTATTGGTTACTTTAACGGTTACATTAGAACCGATTGAACCATTAGCAAGGCCGCCATTTGCATATGCATTTCCGATTGATGAAGGATTTCTTGAAGTTCTTATTGTTTCAAGTACATTTAACAATGTTGGATTGAGCATATTTTGAGGAATAACAAATTCCCCTTTATGAACAATGCCGGCCGGTTCATATTTGCCGCCATCACCTGTATAGCCGCCTTCAGCAAAACCAAGAAAAGATAAAACGCCGCCGCTTGATATATTGCCGATGGCTGTTAAGATACTTACAATAGAACCAACAAGACTAATTGCATCTTGAAAGTAACCGATAAATTTAGCGCCAAATGAATCAGCGCCGCCAAGCAATGTTGCAATAAGATTATTTTTTATAATTGAACTAAGATCATTAACAATGCCTTCAAATTTTACTTTAACCTGATCAGGCGATTCTTCAGCTTTTGAACGGTTACTTCTTCCCGGTTCAAGTGCAAACAAATCTGATTGCGCGCGTTCAAATATGCGCGGCGTTATTGATGTTGGCGGCAAATAATTCTGAAGTTCATCAAGCAGTTCAGCGCGTTTCTGCAAAAGCTTGTTTTCATCTTCAGCATTTTTAACCAACTGAAAACCTGCATTTACGCGATCAATAAAATTCTTTAAAGCAATTTCATCAAGCTGATTTTTTAACTTCTTGTTTTCAAGTTCAACATTAATTGCTTTAAGCAGTTCTTCAATAAGATCAACTTCTTCTTTTGTTGTTCCTGAATTTGATGTTCCTGAAGTTTTTTCTTTTTTCTTTAATGGTTCAGGTAAAATGTTCCCTTGTTGACCATTACGAATATAATTTTCTGTATCAAGTTCAGCTTTGCCTTCAGTTAAACTTTTCTTTGCTGCAATTAATTGCAGTAATTTATTTAAATATTCATCAGCCTTTTGAATTGCAAAATTAAAGTAATCGCCAACGATAGGAATTTTTGAAGGAAGGCTTGAAACTGTGCTTAAATATTCCTTCATACCAACTGCAACATCTCTAATAACTGATCTTACACCTGCAAGCTTATCTTTTAATGATGCAAGAAGTGTAATTGCAGTAGGAAGCGCGCCGCCAAATTTGATGAAGTTCTTTATTGCTTCACCTGTTTCACGTTTTATAATTTCCCAAGCTTTGCCATTGCCTTCAATGCCAACAGTTAAAGCGCCAAGATCATCAGTAAGTTCAACAATGCCTTCAACTAATCCCCTGCCAATTTGTTCTTGAAGTTCCCCTAACTGATTTTGAAAACGTTTCATTTTGCCTTCAGTTGTTTCACCAACTATTTCAGCAAAGCCTTTATATTTATTGCCAATGATAGTAATTGCATCACCATTTGCAAGCTGTTCTTTTGTAAGTTTTGTAATACGTTCATCATATTTACCCATCCGCCCGGTAACACCTTCAAGTGAACCGCTTAATTCATTAACGGCATCAGGCAATGATTTGCCGGTTACTGCTGCATAATCAACGGCGGCTGCAATGGTTTTTCTTATCTGTTCTTCAGTTCTATTTTGATTTGCAAGGAATACCATTGATTCCTTAATTGTTTCATCATCATAAATAGTTATCTGTTGATAGCGATCAGCTTCAGCCGTTAATCTTTTGAATGCTTCAGTATTATTGTTTAAAGATGCAAGAAGTTTTTTATTAACTGAATCAGCCTGAACCCATGCATTAACAGAATCAACAAGAACTTTTTTAGTAGTTGATAAGGCGATATTATACAAACCAAGCCCGGCGGCATAATTAAGAATTGATTTGCCATGCTGCTGCATAACGCCGCCAAATTTATCAACGCCGCTTTTTGTTGTTTGCGCTGTTTGATTAACTTTGTTAAGCTGCTGAACTGCAACATTTGAATTTTTATTAAATTCATTTATATGCAGCAGTAAATTTATATTTAGATCGCCAACATTAGGCATTTATTTTATTCTGTTTGTTTGTGTGTTTCGTGTTTGCTGTTTCTTTGCAGCAATTTCTTTTTGTATTTCTGCTGCATACCATTTTAAATAAACATCTTTACTTTTTACCAAACCTAATTTATCAACATCAACAGCATTCATATTTTCGTATTTATTGTATTTGGTTAGATCGCCATCAGTTAAGTAATACAGTTTTTCTTCAAGCGTTAAAGAAGGAAAATAATCAGGCGATAATTCCAAACAATGAACTTCAAATTCTTTTATTTCTTTTGTTCTATGTTCTTTTTTTCTGAACTGTTCTGTTCCATCTGATCGTTCAGTTTCATCATGTTTGAAATACCCGATGCGAACAGCAAAGTTTTTAACAGCTGCATTGCACCGGGATTTAATAGAAAAAAATCGTTAAAGATACCCTGCAATTCTGAATTTGTCATGCTTAAAATTAAAGTTTGATCTGTTTCTTCAGGCAAATGCAGAATTATTCTAATGAACTTTGTTAATGCATCTTGTTTTATTAAAAATGCAATAACGGTTTTTACCTGAAGATTGCCTTTACTCATTTCTTCAAAATTGAAATTTTCAAGCAGCCTGATAATTGCATCATCTTCCTTCAGCGTTAATTCCTTTTGATAACATTTCAATTTGCCTTCACAAAGAACGTAATCTATTTTGCCGGGAACAGGTGAAACGCGCTTTAATTTTTTGGTAAACATTGCAGAATAAATGAAGCTGTTCTTATTCTTAAAGAAATAAACAACGGCTGCAAGCAATGGAAGTATCATTGCTGCAACATAAAGCAGTATAAAATTTTCTTTGATCAGTGTAAAAAATTCATTCATGTTATTTTGAAGTTTTAGTTGGTTGATTTGGTAAACCTGAAATTGTTTCTTCTATTATTGCCATGTTGTTTATTAATAAGGCGGCGATAATTCACCGCCTTATTTATTTGAGAAAAATTATTTGTTAAGCAACTGCTGTTTCAATTACAACGTAATAGGGATTTACGCCTGTAACTGTTCCGGCTGCTGCAAAGTGAACTGTTGGAAGCGCTGTATCAGCAACAGAAACATTTGCTGTTTGTTTTGCAACAATCAGTTCAACTTTAATAACCTGCGGAGTTGCGCCATCAACTTTATTAATACTAACATTTGCTTTTGCAAGTGTTATATAATATTCCTGATGTTTGTTATTTGCAACACCATCATAAAAATAAACTTCACCTGATTTATTATGAATAGTATATTTATAATCAACGGCTTCTTTATCAGTTTGCGCCATTTCAATGGTAAGCTTCACCAATTTAGAACCGGCCTGTTCAGTTGTTTCACCGCCTGCAAGTTTTATTCCAATACTTTCATCAGTATCTTCAAAGATATACCCGGCTGCGATCTTCCCAAAATCAACCCATGAACCTGAAGGAAGTTTGAACCAAAAATTAAAGCCGCCGTTGATCCTTATTCTGTTAACGTCTTTTGTTGGCATTTTATATTTTAATTAAATTTAAAAATTGTTTTTTAGAATCTTCAGGCTTTTGCCTTACAGGCTTTTAATAAGCGCTTCTTTTGTTTCAAACATTTCTGAAGCTTCAACAAAGCGTTCAACGCCATCAACTTTAAATTGTTTTTTTGTTTCCACTTTCAAAGTGCCTGAATTCCATCTTTCATAAGTATCAACAGCATTCAGAACAGTTTCAACGGGTTTACCGTCAATCATAACAAAAACTTTTGCGCCGCATTTTAATTTTTCCATTGTGTTTTTTTTATTAATTAAAATTATTGAATAGTTATTTGAAAAATCTGTATGTTAATTTACCTGTTAAAAATATTTGTTCAGCATTTGCATTATATTCAAGCCCGGCATCAAAATGAAACATATCCATATAATTTAAACCTGATGTTACAGCCGCGCTGAAGTTCTTAACCTTAAATGTTTTTACATCATCAATTGGCTGATCATATTTCAATGAAGCATTCAGGCCGTTGAAGTAAAAGCGTTTTGATTTGATATATACTTTATCAGCCTGCGAAGTTAAAGAAAAATCATTGCCAACATTTATATAAAGCGTTTTTTTAAGAAGCGTATCATTGAAATTAATTGTTGTTGCTTCAATCCTGTTACCTGATTTTTTTAAGTGCATAACAAGATCAAGCTTTGCAGCCTGTTTAAGAAATACAGTATCAATTTTTTTATACTCAATAAGTACAGGTTCACCTTTTATATAGAATGGTTTTTCAATCAGCTTAATTACTGTATCATGTTTAACAGTTTCGTAATACCTAATATCAAGAACAGTATCTTTAACGGGAACAGGTGAATCATCAATATATATTTTCTTGCAGCTTTGCAGGTTCATTAACGCAATGAATGCAGCAACAAAAACACAAAGAAATAAAACTGTTAAACCGATTATTTTAAATACTCTAAAAGTCATTGCCATTATTGGCCGCCTTCCTTTACAGCTTTACCTGCAACAACAGCGCCGGGATCAGTATAATCAATTGCAGGATCAACAGCTTTTGCAAGTTTAGGCCGTTCAATGACTTCATTAGCATAAAGTTCAAGCTGTTTATGGTTCATAACGCAATAAGTAATTTTGTTATGATTTGCCGGCCTGATCTTTACATTCTTACTTCTTATAGTATCAATATCAACAAGGTAAGGAAGAAGCTTTTCAAACCAATCTTTATTTGTTTTGGTTACAGTACAGCCGGCTGATTTACCCGGATTATGAATGTTAGAATAAGACATTGACCATTCATATTTGATTACTTTGCTTTTGTTTGAACCATCAGTTCTTGCAACATATACTTTTGCGCGATCTTGCCTAAGAGCATAACGCATATAAGTTTCATTCTTTTCAGGAACATAAACAGTAGTTAGGCCTGTTGATAGGCCATGAATGCCAACACGATATGCATCATAAACACCCGGCATTAAATTCATGCGGCCATATTTATCAGTTTCAGGATCAAGTGTAACTTCAATTATAACCTGATCATATGAACCTGAAGGATTGTTGTATATTAACATCAAAAAATCTTTGTATCTTCCAAGATTAAATTCAATTTCATTATCAGCTGCAAATGAATTTGAATCACAATCAAAACCGATAACATTTAATGTATCAGGTTCATCAAACCATTTTGGAGTTCCTGAAACGCGGCCGTTTCCTTTTGACCATAATAAATGTTTAGCGAAAATATTTTTTATTTCGCTGTAAGATAAATCAAGTAGAAATTGTTTAAATTCTTTCATAGGCTTATTTATTTATTTTTCTTTTTTTGTTTTTATTATGAAGCCGCCGCCCGGCATTAGTGCTAATGGTTTTAATCTTTGAATAAATTTTGCTGTTGCATAATACAAAAATTTTCCTGTTGTATTAAATAAAGGATAAAGAATGCCGCCGCCTTTAACAGATGAATATGATATTGGTTTTTTATTACTCATTATTTATTAGTTTCAATATTAGCTTCTTTACTTTTCTGCTGTACTTTTGCAAAGCCAACAGCGCCAAGCAAACCAAATACAAGGAATGCTATGCCATAAATATATTCATAATCAACAACCTGAACAGCCTGAACATCTTTTGCAGGGTAATATATTAAAGGCTGTGAATAATATATTTTTAATGATATTAATGTAATTGCAAAACAAGCAACAAGGATTGATAACAACATTGCAATGCGTATCATTGAAGGCTTGCCGTTATCTTCTTCAAAAAATTGCGCTATCCAATTAATTAGTTTCATTTACTATCTTTTTTATTTTTCTTTTGTGTTAATTCAAATAAATCTTCATCAATTTCAACGCCTAATTTTTTTGACATTTTAATTAGCTGCTTTGCAATAGTGCGCTGATTATCATCAGCATCATCAAATTTTTCTTTTACCTGTTCACGGTATGCATTAAGTGAATCACGATCAACCTTCTTTTCAACCTTTTCAAAAAAAACTGTTTTGTATGCTGAAGCCTGCCAAATAAAAGCAACTGAAATAACAATGATTGAAAGCAGCTTTATATATTTAATAATAACATCAAGCTTCTTATTTGTCTTATCAACTTTATCTGTATTTAAATCAGGCTGCATTGTTATTTTATTTTAGGTTAGTTGTTCTGAACTTTGCCGGGTGAATATCAATAGAATATTTACCCGGCTTATAGTTCTTATAGTTCATTGTGAACCATTGCCAAAGCTGGCGATAATAATTCTACGAATTATTCAAGCAGCTTATGGCTTTTATCTTTATTGTTAAAAGAACGGCCGCGCGTTGGTATGATCAACGGATTAGGCAAAATATAATTGTAATTTTTAGCGCCGCGCAAATAAAGTATTTTATCTTTTATTATTGTTCCCTGTTCAGGCATATAACCAACATAGGCTGTTTCAGTCATGAACTTACCCGGCAATGAATTGTAATACTTTGTTCTTGCTCTTACAATTACATATGTATTATGATTAATATTTAAGTGCTGATTTCTGCGAACAATTTTTATTTTATAAGGCTGCCTGTTTACAAAATTATATGTAGTAATAGCGCCCTGACCGGGTGTAAAAATTGTTGAACCTGTAATTTTCAAACTATCAAATTGCGCGTTTTCTTTTATTAAAGTTGCGCCTGTTGTATCATAGTGATATGGAAGTATTTCATAAACACAAACTGAATCAGTAACAGAATCACTTGAATCAATAAATGTAATACTAACATCATCGCCATAGGGATCAATGGTAAATATTTTTACTGAATCGCCGGCCTTTAAAGTATCATAATGAATTAAAGCCTGCGATCTTGTTTCAGGCGGCGATAAAAATGCGGTTAAGAACAAAGCCGCTATGATAAGCAGGTGAAGCTTTGAAAATAAATTTTTTGTTAATTTCATTTTTATATTTGTTTAATGATTAAAAAATATTTTTTCTTAAATAAATCAGTTTATTGCCGGCTGCTTAATTACTCAATGAATGAAAGCTTTGTATTATCGCGGTTAATGTATTCAGCAAGTTCAATTTCACCAAGCTTTGCAAATGCTTCATCTTTATCTTTTACGCCTGATATTCTAACCTGCCCGATCGTTGCAGTAACATTAAAAATGTAAACAGGTTCTTTTTTGTATGAAACAAGTTTATCATCTTCATATACAGCTGTAAGAAGTTCATTTGCTTCAGCTTCTTCTTTTGTTACATTAGTAATTTTCTGTTCTTTGTAATCGTAAACCGGGTATGTTTCAGGAACAGCAAGATCAGGCTTTATAGTTACAAAGTGAGTAACAACGCCTTCAGCGTTCTTAACAGGTTCATATGCAATATGGCCTTCATCATCAGGCATAACGGAATCAATTATTCCATTATCGCCATCATAAACCGGAACAAGTTTCAGATCAGCAATAAGCTTTTCATATAACTTGATTTCATCTTCAGCAAGTTTAATATTTTCAGGTTCAGCGTTTTCAGCCTTCATACCTTCAGCAAGCTTTGAAATTTTATCATTGATGCTGCCAACAAAAAGAGTTTCAGCAGTAACAACGGCAAATGTTTCACCATTAACAACAGGATCAAACACAAGGCCATCAATAAATTTCAATTCTTCTTCAGTGAAGTTTCCGATAACAACGCCTTTTGTATTTTTTAACTGCATTTTATTTTGAGTTTAGAATTTATAAAAAAACTTTGCCGGCATTTAAAGCGCGCCGGCTGCGCTTAAATCATGATCATGAAAATGTTATGGCTTTAACAGCGCATTAGCAAATTCAGTTCTTAACTTTTTGATAGCGATATAAGAATTGTAATCAATGTTATCTGACCTTGTTGCAACATTGTAACTTACTTTTCTGTTCAGCATATCTTTTATTACAACGGCAATACCCGGCTTGTAAACAAATACAAGCGCATCTTTGCCGCCAACTTGCGGAACATCAGCAGAAATAACAAAATGCATTTTATCAATTACAGCAACACCGTTTTCAAGCAAATCTTTGTTTGTTGCCATTGCCTGCTTAACAATATCCAAATCTTTAAATTCTTCTTCCAATGCTGAAGGAACGCCAACAAGAATTTTATCTTTTTTTCTTGATACACGGTTAACAGTAAATTTGTTAGCGGTTTTTACAATATCCTTCCATGACATTATGCCGCCTGCCATGTTTACCTTTTGGTCTGCCGGTATTGAATCAACAGCTTCAACAAATACAGCTGCATCAATTGCATCAGCCATTGCATCAACTGCATCAGTAACAAAATTTTGGATAAGCTGCGGATTTGCAAATTGTGCTTCAACTTCTTCAGTAACCGGGATTGTATAGGTTACAAAAGGAATGTTTACCATTGTTGTATCATCTTTTGCTTTTTTTCTGCTTGCAGAATCATGAGCAACAGCTGAAGTTGAAACGGCCAAATTTGGGTTCTTAGGAACATCAACTGATGTTGCTGTTGAACCTTTAACTAAGCCATCAAATGAACGGTTCATGAGGTTATAAAGATAATCACCTGCATAAAGACCGTTTAAAAATGCTGATGTTACAAGTTTATTTTCGTATGCCATGATATTTATTTATTTAAAAAATTTATGAATTTATTTTTTATACTTTGTTTAGCTGTTTATTTCAGGCGCTTCTTTGTAACCCGGCAATTTCTGAACATCTTCCATTGTGAACTGCTGAACAAAATCTTTATCAGCTTTTGTTTTGCCTGCTGTTCTTTTGCTGAACTGCTGAAATGTTAAAGCAGAACCATCAGCATTTTTGAATTTAGGATCATTCAGAACACCGGCATCAGGTTCAGGAATTGAATTGCCGCCTGTTGGAACAACATCTTTTTTGAATAAAGCCTGAACAGGAAGCTTTGAAATATCATCTTTAAGCTGTTCAATCTTTACAGATTTTGCCATGTTTGAAAACATTTCTTTTTGGCCGGGTAAAATCTTACCTGCTAAAATTGCGTTATTGATAATGTTTTCTGTTTCACTTGCTTCAAGTGCAGCTATTCTTGTATTCAGCCCGGTAATTGTTTCAGGCATCTTTGAATATTTATCAACATACAGCGATAAAGAACCAACTGTTTCAGCATCATTTGCGAAATTGGCCTGAAGCTTTGCAATAGCTTCAGCAGCAGCATCAAGAACATCTTTATCTGAATTGAATTCAGTTACATTCAACCCGATGCGCTGCGCAAAGTTTAAAACGTTTTCAGAAATTTTCATATTACTTTTTGTTAAATTATTTGGATTAGAAAAATTTATGGCATCAATCAAAAATGTTTCAGGCTGTTTGAACTTTGCAAATTTTGAATAAGCAGAAAATTCAAACGGCGGCAAATCAGTTACGCGCGGATAATTTGTAAAACCTAAACCAACTAAATATTTTCCCGGCATTCCATCAACCCGGCCTAATTCAACAGAACATTTTTTATATTCCTTTTCTTCAGAAATTTCAATTGCGCGTTTTGATATATGCGAAAAGGAACAGAACAGTTTACCGGCTTCAGCTTTACAATCATCAATCCATGCAAGCGCCGGCTGTTCAGGTTCAGAATGATCATGACCGATATGCAAATTTGATTCAAAAATATTCTTGTTGTAATTAGCGGCGATCTGCTGAACTTCTTCATTGCTGAATTCAACGAAAATTGAACTTCCATCTTCAGCAGCAAATTCATATTTGCCGGCTGTAAAAATATGGAAGTATTGTTTATCGTTTTTTGGCATTGTGTGTTGGCATAATTTGCGGTTTAAAATTTATATTTTACAAAGTTATTTTAAATCAACAGAAGCAATTTAATTGATAATGCAAATGAATAAAAATCTATTGAGTGCAATACCACAGTATTGCACCGTTTAACTATTAAAATAGAGTAAGGAAAACTTATATTTGCCTGTTGATATTTTTTAATAAAACTTTTGTAAAATGGAATTACTTCAGGCAACAGTAAACAAGCTTAAAGCTGATCTTAAAGCAGGCATAACGGGAATTAAGAACGTTGATGAATATCACAGCCAATTTGAGGTAAATGATCCTTATGAAAACAATCCACCTGAAATTTTTATTGAATGTTTAGGAACAGAATTAAAAGGCGGCCTGCTTGCAGGCGGCAAAGTTGGCGCTTACAGCTTTAAGATCAGGCTTTACATTGCAGCAGTTCAGATTGAATCAGTTACAGCATTAGACTTCCTGAAGCTTGTCATTGATTTTCTTGATGGCTATTTGATAAAGCCGCCCGGATTTGAAGCAACTACATTTCAGGTAGGTAATTCAGAATTATTAGGCTATTTAGTTGGCGGCGCTAAAGTGTTCAAATTAGATGGTGAAATTCTATGATTTTGGATAGTGTAAAAATAACGCGGTTCAGAAAAAATGAACAACGTTTTTATGAAATATGGCTTTTTTGAGCAGCGTTAAATAAAAAGGGTATTTTTTAATGCCACTTTTTGCAGTCAAAAACTACTATTAATATGTAAAAGTTGATACAGTTTTAAAAAATGTTCTGTAAATGCTTTTAAAATAATACAATTAATTAAAAACATAGGTTAACAGCTTTAAATATAAAGAAGTTGAATGAATTTAGTGCATAAAACAGTATCTATTATAGTATGTAAAAACGGTTATGAAATTGTAATAGTTGTATAAAAAATGATACCCCCCTAATGATACGGCTGAAACGGTTTTAACGGCCTTAAAACGCTTCTAATGCATTTTAAGGGTATAAAATTCAGGTTAAATGAATAAAGCAGCAAACCCGGCTTATACCGGGAACAGCTAAAAAGCTGTTCAAAAAAAGTGAACAACGAAAATTTTAAATTATATGAGAAAAATAAAGCCAACAAAAGCTAAACAATCAAAAGAAAACTTCAAAGAAGTAAAGCCAACAGCGCGCATTGATATGAGTGTTTCAGTTGTACCTGATGAAAACCCCCGTAATTTGTGGGGAATCTTTGATGGCGATTTTACAAACCCAACGCCTGAACTATTAAAATATTATTTAGAGTGTTCGCGAAAAGGTTTTAATTTTTGGATAGGCTTATTTTTTAACTTCATCAGGCAGCGCGATCTGTTTATAAAATCAGTTTGTCAAACCCGGAAGCTTCCTATAACAGCAAAAGAATTTGTTATTGAAGGCGATAATGAAGAACATAATAAATTTTATGAAACAAATATTACTTCAAAGAAATGGTTCTTGCAGTTCATTGCTGATTGTGTTGAAGCAAACATTGCCGGCTTATCAATCTTTGAAATTAATTATACCATTGAAGCCTTAAAAGTTGTAATTGAAAATATTAAGCTGATACCAAATGAATTAACACTGTATCATGATAAGCTTGCAAAGTATTTATTTTTAGATATACAAAATAATGATGGCAATGTTCTGAAAACAATAGGCATAAATGCAAATGAAGATAGGATTGATTTTACCCGGTTAAAAATAATTGATCTTGATGATACTAAGAAGCTTGAAGTTCATGCATTAGATGGTTCAGCCGGGAACGGATTAAGGAACGGCTTTATAGATGGTTTAATATGGAGTTTTTTAAGAAAAAATTATGCTAAAAAAGATTTTGCAATGTTCCTTGAAAAATGGGCTGATCCCCCGATTGATGTTGCATATGAAAATTATTTGGGTGAAGAAGGAAGGAAGAACGCGAAGAAGGCTGCTGAAAATTACGGCGTTTCAAAATACGCTGTTCATAGTAAAGATATTGAATTCAATATAAAAGATGAAGCGCAAAAATCTGCAACAGGTGATCTGTTCATGAGTTACATAAATGATGAAAAGGAAGATATTTCAATTGCGATATTAGGCCAAACACTTACAACTAAAATTGGCGATAAGGGAAGTTATGCTGCTGCTGATGTTCATGATAGAGTAAGAAAAGATTTACAGCTTGCAGATATGATCATTGTAACATTAGCAGTTAATGAACTGATTGAACGCCTGCATAAAATGAATTTTCCCGGAACTGAAGCGCCGCGCTTTAAATTTGTTTCACAGGTTGATATGGAATTCATGAAGGCAATAGCCGTTGTTGTTAGAGATTTAAGAGTTGCAGGCTTTAAAGTTGTTGCTGATGAAATTAGTAAAACGTTAGGAATGACATTAATAGAAACAACGCCTGTTGGCGGCGCTGCTGATCCTAACATGAAAGGCGCTGAAGATACAACTGAACCGGCTGATGATGAAACAACTGATGATGAAACAAAAGATGATAAGAAGAAAAAAGATGATGATGAAGGAACAAAATCTTTATCAATGACAATTGAAGAACTGCAAGAGTTTGCAAAAGAATATAGCAAGCAAGATACAAAAGGCAAAATTGCATTGCTGATTAAAAAGATATACAACGAAAACAAACCTGAAAATTAAATTATATAATTATGCCGTATTCAGTTAAAGCAGATATTGAAAAAAAGATTTCAGCAGCAAGATTAACGGCTTTATCACAAGGCGTTGATGGCAATATTACAAATGCCATTGCTGAAGCTGATGATGAAATTGATTCATATCTTTCAAGCATTATTGATTCATTGCCGCTTGCAGCGCCGCCTGCAAAGATAAAACAATGCAGCGTAATGATGGCAATAAAAAATTTATCACCGGCTTCACAGTTTCAGGATTTGCCGGAGTGGGTAAGAAAAGAATATGAAGATAGTATCAAATATCTTGAAAACGTTTCAAAAGGAATTGCAAATATAAATGTTGCAACTGATGTTGAACAAAACCCCGTTGTTGAATATGATGAAACAGCCGCTAAAATATTCAGAAGAAATTCATGGTAAATGAATTTACATATTTAATTGCAGATTTTCTTGCTGAAGGAACAGTTCAGGGATATAAAAAAGGTATAAAGAAAATTATAGCGCTGAATGAAAAGACTGTTACAAAGTTCAGTTTAAGCTTCAGCAAAAAAAAGCCTTCATGGTTAAGCGCTGATTATACAACTGAAGATGAAGCCGCGCTGAAGAACTTTGTAAAAGAGTGTTTTGAAGTTGCAGGCGTTGGCAGTTATGAACTGCAAGAGAAATTAAAAGCGTTGGCTGTTGAAGTATGGAAAAACAAAGAACAGAATTTTGATCTGTTTGAACAGGAAGCAAGGAAGATAATGCTGCAATACATTCCTATACCTGATCAGCCGCCTTCAGGATGGCTTGAAACTAATTTTAATACTGCTTTAAACAGCGCATACAGCGCGGCTGAATATAACAGGCTGCAAGATGAAGATGTTAAAGCTTTATACCCGGCTTATCAATACAAAACAAGAAATGATGATCGCGTAAGGCCGGAACATGAAGAACTTCATGATATGATATTTTATAACAATGATCCTTTTCTTGATTACGGATGGCCGCCAAATGATTGGAATTGCCGCTGCTTTATGTTACCGCTTGATGAAGATGAAACAAAAGCCGCTGATGTAACACCAATGATAAGAGATGAAGAAACAAACAAGCAGCTATTAAGTAATGTTGCAGCTGATTTCAGAAGAAACCCGGCGCAAGATAAAAGTATATTTGGCAAATGGCTGAACACAAAATATAATGATCTTCCAAAAAATATTGTTTCAGAAATAAAATCACTTTCAAAAACGTATTCAAAAGAATTTGATCTGAAGTAATGGCTGATATTGATATAATAATAAGCAACATTGATAAATTTAAAAAGCTTGCAGTTGCAAAGCTGCTGAAGGTATTACAGATTGAAGCTGATAAATCAATTAAGCTGAACCATATTGAGCAAGGCAGGCCGGGTAAATGGAAGAAGAAGCTGTTTAATGATGGAAGAAGTATTTTAACAGGTAAATCAGGCGCGCTGTTAAGAAGAACAACATCAAAAATAATACCTGCTGAAATGAAAGTTGTTGTTGGTAACACTTTGCCATATGGTAAGATACATAATGAAGGCGGCAAAATTAAAGTATCAGGTAAAATGCGCAAATTCTTTTGGGCTAAACATTATGAAAACGGTTCATATCAAACCAACGCAAAAGGTAAAAGGGTTTTTGTTCCAAATGAAGCCGGCAAAATATGGCGTAATATGGCGCTGATGAAAAAAGGATTTATTGAAATTCCCAAAAGAGAATATTTAATGATACCGGCTTCAGATTTTCCGCGTATCACAAACAACCTGCAAAAGATAATTAATAATATTAACCTATGAAATTTAAAGGCAATAAATATAAAGAACAGCTGCTTTCAATCAGGAAGCTTCAGCAGGGAACAAAACGCCGCGCGGCTGTTAAAGCGGCTGCTGAAGCTTTTGGAGTATCAGCGCAAACCATTTACAGGGAATTAAAAAAGAAACCTTCATTAATTGGCGTAAGGGATGAACGGAGTGATGCAGGCAATGACCGGGTAAAGATAAGCAAAAAGGAACTTTCATTGTTTGATGAACATATACAGAACGGCAAAACATTGCAGCAGGCAAGAGAATTAATTGAGAAAAATTTAAATGTTAAGATAAGCCATAACAAGCTTAATAAAATATCAGGCCTGCTTAAAAGTAAAACTGTAAATGATAATTCCAATTATGGCAGCGCTGTAAAAACATTTATTGCAAGATGCCTGAAGCTTGATGAAATTGGATTTGGAAAAACTGTTGCTGTTAAATTTAATGGCGGCGATAAAACATTAACTGTTCAGTTAACAAAACAGGATATTGAACAGATCAATATGATATGCGCTTCCAGATATAATATGACTGCATACAGCGAAAAGAATAAATTACGGGTTGATGATAATAGGCTTTTGCGTATGCAATTGAAATATATTGTTGCTGAACAGATACAGCTTGCAATGGAATCAGGTTCACTTGCCGCGCTTGATTCACTTTCATTGATACAAGGCAGGCTTGATGATAGTGTTGGCGTTATATCACCTGATTTTAAACTTGCATTGATAACTATACAAAATGAATTCAAGCAGGCAATTACACCTGAAGAACTGCTTTCATTATTTGAAAAATACAGTGAACAAATAAGCAATTAAAAATGGCTGAACTAAAACTATTAAAAGATGGTAAAGCTTTTATTCATAAAAAAGCCATCAAGAAAATACGATCAATTGATAAAGGCAAAAGCAGGCTTGAAATAATAAAGCAGTTATTGCCAAACTATGATATTCAGGATAAGCCGGCAAAGTTTCACGCATCAACAAAGCCTGATAAACTTTTAATTGGCGGTTATGGTTCAGGCAAAACATATACAGGCAGCGCTGAAGATATATTTCTTGCATATGTAAACAGGCCTTTACCCGGATTAATAATAATTCAAAGTAAATCTAACAGCGAAGTAACAACTGAAGATGATCTGAAAAAAGTATGTGAAGATAACCATATTGAATATTGGCTTGAAGATGATCGCGGCGGAACATACAGATTTTTCTTTATGAAATTTGGGGATGATGAAGCTGATGTTGGCAAATTAATGCTTGCATCAGGCAGCAAGCCTGATCTGCTTAAAGGCCCAACAGTTGCATTTGCGCATATTGATGAACCGTTTGTTCAGCCTAAGGAAACAATGGAAGTTGTTATTTCGCGCGCGCGCGATCCTAAGGCTGTAATTAATGAAGTGATATTTACCGGAACAATTGAACCTGATCTTCAATGGGGGCATGAATATATTGATGATGAATTCAAAGGTTCAAAAGATATGCTGAAAATTGTTATACCAACAACTGAAAATAAATATGCGCCAAAAGATTACATTGCAAGAATGCGCCGCTTATATGGTGAAGAACTTGCAAAGATGTATATTGATGGTAAGAACGTAAACATTGCCGGGAAGAATGCATATACAAATTTTACAACTGCAAACAATGTAAAGCCTTTTGAAAAATTCAGGTTTAAAGAAGGCGTTATTAATTTAGGGATAGGAATGGATTTCAACGTTGGCAAAATGTGCGCTGCTGAAATATATCTTGATGGCAAAGTAAGGAAGCAGATTGATGAATATATTACAACTGATAGTAATACAAAGCAGCTTTGCAATAAGATAGTTCAGCGATTACAGGAAAAATATCCGGGTATAACAGGCAAAAATAAATTTAAGTATAATATTTTAATTGTTCCTGATGCATCAGGTAAAGCAAGGAAGTCAAGCGCTGATATTGGTAAAACTGATGCAACAATAATTTATAAAGCTTTTGCTGATGCCGGGTTTAATTTTACGCTTTATGTTCCGCCGTCTAATCCGTTGGTTTATGACCGCGTTCAAAGGATAAATGAAATGATTGCTGAAGAACGGTTTTTAATTTATAATAATTGTACTGAAGCGATTGATGACAGGAAGTTTGTTAAATGGAAAAATACAGGAAGCTGGGAACTTGACAAAGCAAATGGAAGATCGCATATGAGTGAAGCGGCTGATTATTATTTATATGTATCATTAAATTTTATTGAAGCAAATGAAGGCGGCAATAGTTCAGGCGTTGAAACAACAAGCCGGCCGGCAAGATGCCGTTAAAAGAATGCAACTATAACAGCAAGCGCTGCAACAAATAAACCCAAAACGCCAAACAAAGAAAACCAAAGAATTAATTTTGCTGTATTACTCATATAATTATTGTTATAAGTTTTATAATAATAGCTGCTGCAAATAACAAGCCAACAACGCCAATTACAATATTGAAGCCAACAGGATCAATTTTAAATATTTTTCTCATTTAATTTTCAAAAAATCCTTCAGCTGTTAATTCCCCTAATGCCTTATATTGCTTTTTATCAACAAGAAATTTTTTGATCTGCTGTTTCATATCCCTATTACGGTATAAATTAAATTCAGTTACAAATAAGGCATTGCCAAAAAGCATTTCATCTGAAGTACAGTTTAACAGAATGCAAAGCCGCGCAAATTCCCCTAACTTCCATGAAGTTTTGCTTCCAATTTTATCGTTAAATGTTGGAAGCGGCATTTCAAGCAAATGCGCCATTATAGGATAATTAAGATTAAATTTTTTGATAGCTGATTTGATGCGTTCATTAGCATCAGCTTCAAGCTTCTTTGAATTAAGGAAGTTTTCAGGTTCATTTTGATTTTTCATTGAAATATTTATGAAAAAAGTTTATAAAAAAGTGCTGAAAAACCCCCTGTTTTTGCACGAAAAAAAGAAACTTTTCAAATATGTAAAATTAGACTTGACAACTATGGAAAACCATAGTATATTTGTTGTAGAATTTAGAGAACAAATATATATAATTCATATGCAGAAAACAACTACAAAAGCCACAAAGAAAAGATTAACAGCCATTAAAAAACACCTTGCAAAAAATCATATTCAGCTTAAAGCTTTACCCGGTATTACAAAAAAATCATACAAAACTTGCAGCCATATTTTAAATGGTGTAAGAAACCCTTCATATATAGATACATTTTTAACAGCAATTGAACAGCATTATTCCATAAACTAACATTTTATTTAGATAGGAAAGTAAAATGAAAACATTCACTTCAAAAATAGAATATCTTAGATATTCACAGCCAAAAGAAGTTGATTATGAATTTAACAATCAAATGCATTCCTTTAATCTGGAAGGCGTTCAGGTTTATTTTCAGAATCCCCAAACAAACACAAAATTATCGTTCAAATTTGATCATGATGAAGTATTGAAGATTAAAGAAATACTTGATATTTATGCTGTTGAATATGGATTGAATGACAAAAATAAAATGAATGCATTTCAGTTAATGGCTGAAATACAACATTTAGAAAATATTCCTTCATACAGCCGCTTAATTAAACAAGATAACAGAATCATTGATTTGAAAAATACTTTAAATAAATTATATCCTTCTTCATAAATGATAGAATTTCAAAAATATTTAGAGATTTCAGGAATTGACCGTTCAACGTTGTTTCGTTGGCTTGCTGATCCTGATAAAAATGTTCATCAGGTTAAGTTTTCAGGTAAAGCATATATTGTTGATGAACAGGAAACATATATAAATGTTGATGATAAAAAGAAGCGTAAACAGATCATTGCTTCAATTAAGGAAGCATGGAATCAGTTAATATTGCAGGCTTATAATGCAATAGGTTCAGATAATGAACGCGCTGCAAGAACTAAGACTGTTGAAACGATTGAAAAGGAAGTGAAGTTTTGGCAATTGCGCGGCGTTGATATTGTTGGCTATAATGAAAAAAGTATTTACCGGAAAATAAAGAAGGGTAAAGTTAACCGGGAACAGCGCGCGGATAAATTAACATACAGAAGGATTTATGCAAACAGGGAATTGATCCTTCACAGCCAAACCGCGCAAAGCAAATTGTTAGCTGCTGCATGGCATTTGTTCGGCAAGCCTTCAGCCTGTTTGAATTATAAACTGATGTATGCGAAAATAAAAGATTACGCTGAACAGAATGAAATGTTTTATGAACTTGCTGCAATACCTGAATCAACAATGATAAATTTTTTGAAACAGGAATTTACAGCGCTTGCATTGGATAAAGCGCATCAACTGCTGAACCATTACAACTTGCATAAGAAAACAAAAGCAAGAAATAAAGGCGCTTTTACTTCAGATATTCAGTTTATGGATTACATTATTGGCGATGATCATAAAATGGATATTGACAAGGTATTTGTATATGATGAATTAAGCGGCAAAATGAAGCTTGAAAAGGTGCAAGGATGGTTTTGGATTGAAGGCAAAACGCAAAAGATACTTTCCTATGTACTTAAAACAGGCGATCTGAATGCTGATGATCTGAAAATTTCACTGATGGAAGCATTAGCCAAATATGGCAGGCCTAAAAAAGCTATTATGATTGATAACGGCGTTGGCCGCGCTTCAGCGTTTCAGGATTTCTGTATTAAAGCCGGTTTACAGATTGAATTTTCAACGCCATATGAACCAACTGAAAAGGCAAATGTTGAAAGAATTTTCAGATACATGAAAGATGAATTTGATGTATTTGAGAATAATTATGTTGGTTCAGATCATGCAAAAGAAGGCAGGCATAAAACAAGCGTTTTATCGCCTGAAGCTTGCCAAATTACCTTTAAAGAATACAGCCAAAAGCTTGAAACATATTTAACCGGGTTTTATGAAACAAGGGAACGCCGCCGGGTAATTGATAACAAGGTTTTCAAGATCAGCATAAAAGATTTATATGAACATTTTGCCGCGCATCATGTAAAAGATGAAGTTGAAGCGCGCATTTTGGCTTATGCTTATCAGTTTGAAAAGGTTTTGAGATACAACAACGGCTTAACATTCACAATGAAAAACAGGGTTTACAATTATATGCCTGATCCAAATTTAACAAGCGTATTTAACGGGAAGCGCTATATAATTTGTTACAATCCAAATGATATGAATAAAGTTTTCATGTATGCAATTGATAAGATAATTGATAAAACAACAGGTGAAGTTTATGAACGCAATGAATATATCACAGCATTAGAATCATATGAGAACTTTACAAGCAATGAACGCCGCGCAATGATAACAGCCAAAAATAAGAAGGTTGATAAACATTTAAGGCAAATTGCTGAATTAAAAACTGATGTTGTAATTGCATCAACTGTTGATGTTAATGGTGAAGTAATTGAAGAACGCAAAGCGATAAAGAAACGCATATTCAATGAAATTAAAAATTCTGTTCCTGTTGAAAAGATAAAAGCAATTACAGTTGAAGCTTCACAGGTTAAGCAGGCTGATGAAATGAATGTTCCTGAAGATCAGGAAGCAACAATTGTTACTGATGCAGATTTTGCAGATTTGACTTTATGAAAACAGGCGATTTTATCAAGCTGATGATTGAAATGATAAGTGTTTACAGTGTAAAATGGAAAGATACAAATGAAGATTTCAGGATTTACTTTTTTGATAAGGAAGATTTTATTGATGGTTACATAATACAGAAACAAAACAGCAGAAAATTAATAAACTTTTTAAAACATAAAACAGATAGGAAAATAAAATGAATACAACAGCAAAAAAGACTTCAACAGCTTTAATTGTTCCCGGCGTTGGATTAGATTTAACACAATTGCAGGGTAAAGGTTCAGATATTGCATATAAAGCAGAACAGGCGCTGAATGCAATTGCTGTAAGAAGTGTAATAATTGATACTGAAGCGGAACGCGAAAAGGAAGAAATGAAGAAACTGCAATTGAAGCTTGCTGCATCGCCTGTTGGCATAAGAATGAATGAAATAAAGAAGAATGCAGCAGCGCGCAAAGCTGAAAAGAATGAAATTAATGCCGGAACAAAACACCTGCTGAAATTTTTCAAAGATAATAATATAAGGGTTAACCAAACAAAAATTAAAGCCGGTAAATAATATGAATTGCCCAAATTGCAACAATCCAAAACCCGTTGTTGTTGGCGTTTTAAAAGTTCAAAATATAAATGCCACACAAAGAGAATATGAATGCACTAATTGTAATTACAAATTTATCACTGAAGAAACAATTACTAAAAATGCAAAATAATATGGAGTTCAAATATATGCCGCCTGTATCACCTGTAAATAAAGAATTTTTGATAAAGGCGGCTTCAGAAGTTTTCAGCTTTACACAGGAAAAAATATTTTTTCCGAAAAAATACAAGTTAACAGCTGAAGAAGTTAAAGGCTTGCAAAAAGTTGCAGCAGAATGCCGGGAACGAATCAAATTTTATAAAAAGTTCTTTTTAAATAAGCCATTATATGAATAATATAAATTATCCTGAAATAGTTGAAGCGCATAATAAAGCTATTGAAGAACTTGTTGTTTCAGCAAAAGAGATATTGAACAGCAGCCTTCCTGAAGGCGCTGTTGATACCGGGAACGGGTTTATCATCAGGGATAAGCAGGTTAGCACTATAACGGCCATTACAAGGCGTTTAAATTGGAAGCGTAAGGCAGTATTCAATTTCATATTGAGATACTTTCCTGATCACCGGGAACGCCTGAAGGCTGCTGAACTGAAAAGCTGCAAGTTAAGCGCGCTTTACAGTTTGATGAATAAGGCTGAAAAATCAAATATCATATCAAGACTTGATTCAATACAAAACAGAAATAAAGCAAAACATGGAGTTAAAAAATGCCAAACATTATATCAGAAAAAATTTTAAAACAGGATTTGAAGAATTTTGAACCGCCTGTTTTCAGGTTCAGCAAAATAATGAACAACTATAATTCAGAATCATTTGGCAGCCATCAATCAGTAAGAGTTCCAAAAGCAGTTTACAGGGATTTAGTTGCATCAAGAAATTATAAATCATATTTAAAACAAATTAGAAGGAAGAAGAAAAATGAATTATCAGTTGAATAAAAAACAAAAAACAGGTTTTCTTATGATTTGGCTTTTGCTGTTGGCGTTCATAGTTTTTATGCTTGCAGCATTAACAGGCTGTTCAGAAGAAAACAATAATATCAGCAATACAACATACGTTAAAGGCTGCACAATTGAAGCTGATGTTAACTATATGCAAGGCGGCATGGTAACAAATAATGTAGTTGAATGCAATAAAATTCAAAGCTATGAACATCTTGATACTGAATATTTCATGAATGATGTTGTTGTTTTCAGCGTTAACACTGATTCAATTATAAATCAAAAATACATAATAAAATGATTGAAGGCGGACAAATTAAGCAGCCAACACCCGGCGATATAATGATATATAACAACAAGCGTTGTTTTATATATGAATCAGAAACACCGGGTAAATTTTTAAAAGCTGCTGATGGTTCAAATCAGGCTTATTTGGAACATGGAACAAATTACAGCTTTATGGCAGCCAAAAGCTGTTGCAGATTTGCAACGCCTGAAGAAACTGCAAGCTATAAACAGCTTATTGCATCAAGCAGATACGCGAAAAATTTAAAACAGTTGGAGTTAATATAATATGTATAAAATTGTATTAGTTCTATTATTGGAATTAGCGGAAATAATGCTTGCAAAAGAAAATTATCATGAAGATGCTGATGTAACAACAGGAACAGCAGTAAAGCTTCTTAAAATTATTGAAAGAATAAAAAATTTAATGAAAAACTATTCATCATAACACCCGGAAAGAAAGCCGGTTAAAATAAACATATGAAGTTAATCATAACAAAAGCATTTGCTGAAGATCACAAAACAAAAGAAGTTATTGATGCTTTTATAAAGCAGCGCAAAGAAAAGCTTGCAAAGAAGCATAAGAACATTGAAACAAAAATTGAAGGCGATTCCATAAAGTTCACTTATGAAGCAAAATAGGAAGGAAGGCATAAATTGAGCAAAACGCCAAATATAGATAAGCATTCAAAAATATATTCAAAGATCAAAGCGCTGCAAGCTGTTGCCGATGATCTGAAGCCTTCAGTTTTAAGGGAACTGAAGAAAATGCCTGATAACAAGGCCATTGAAAACGGCGTTGAATATCATATTACTTCATCAAGCAGAAAAACTTTCACTTCAAAAAAAGTAAAAGAATTAACCGCTGAACTGAAGGAAGTGAAGGAAGCTGAAACAGCAGCCGGCCGGTATAAAGAAACAGTTACAGAAACATTTGATGCTTATGTTCCAAAATCAGCTGAATAAGAACTGTTTGCAAGTGTATCACTTGAATATAAAAAACATTTCTGTTAATTGATAACATTAGTAAAAATAAACTATAACTTTGCAATGAAGGCGCGCAATGCCGCCGGCAAAACAATCCTATCTGTATTGTTGGCAGTTGTTGCAGCCTTCATTGTATTATACATTTTAAAATGATATGGAAAAAAAGGTAAAAGAACGCGGCGGCAAAGAACCAAAAATTATAATTCATCAGGGAATTGAAAATAAAGATATTGATATTTCATTTCATGATATATCCCGAATTCATCATTTCAGTTTGCAAGGCGGCCATATATTGGCATCAGAAACAGAAACAACAACGGTTACAAGAATAACGCCTGAAGATGTAATTGAAAGCAAAGTAAAAAATTTTAATAACAGCATATTTTTTGTAATAGGGGAAAATTGAAATGCGTTCAGGATCAGGGATAAACCCAAAATACAAGAAGCTTGCAAAAATAAGAATGTATTATGTAATTTTAAAAAATGCAGCCGGCGTTTATTATAATGGAGTTTACCAACATTTAAAAGCTTATGATTTATCACCTTCATTATTTGCAAGCAATGATAATTTGCCTACAATGTTTAAAAGTAAAGATGCTGCATTGAAAGCTTTTAATGAAAATTTTTTTATAAGCAATTCAAGTTGGAAGTATTATATAAAATCCGTTGTATTACCAATTAGAACATTAAGCTAATGCAAATTAATACTTCATACATAGCTGAAGAAGCGCGCAATGCTGCATTTGCTGATGTATTGGATCAGCTTGAAGGCCGGCGGCTTGAAGTCTTTAAGGCTTATATAGCCATTGGCAAGCCTGCAAGCGTTGAAGAAATATCTGCATTTTCCGGGCTGAAGGTTCAAAGCATAACCGGCCGCGTTTTAGAATTGCGCGGTTATTTGTGGAGTGTTGAAGAAGGTAAATCAGTATTTCACCCGGATAAAGAATATTTAGAATTTGATTCATATGTAAAATATAAAGACGCGGCAAAAAAGCAGCCTGATAAAAAAAGCGGCATAAGATGGAAGCTAACAATGAAGGCGCTGAAGCTGCAAGGGGATTTGTTTTGAATTTAGATATTGAAATAATAAATCTTTTATCATATCACAATAAGCGCAAAATTGCTGATAAATTATATAAAACAAAATTTGCAGAACTTGAACCAATTATAAAGCAGCGCCTTAAAAATGGCGCTGAAATTATGTTTGATGAGGATGTTCAGTTTTTGCTTGATAAAGATGAAAAATTAATTTTTAGAAAAGTAAAATGAAGTTTGAAGTTATAAAAAATTATTCTGAAGAATTACAGCAAATGTTAAAGCCTTATTGTTTACGGCTTGAAATAGCCGGTTCAATCAGGCGGCAAATGCCTGAATGCAAAGATATTGATATTGTATGCATTCCCGATAAATACAGGCTTGAAGAATTTCTGAAGCTTCAGGGTAATAAAACAGGCATTAGATTTGAAAAGAACGGTTCACTATACAAGCGTTTCAAATACAAAAGCAATGATATTGATCTTTACATTGGCAATAAAAACAATTTTGGTTGGCTGTATTTCATCAGAACAGGCAGCAAGGAATGGAATCAGCGCGCTTTAATACAGTTGAAGAAGCATAATATAACAAGTGAAAATTGCCAACTATTCAGGCCGTTCAATGAAACTGTTCCAACGCCTGAAGAACAAGATGTTTTTGATTTATTAGAATGTAACTTTGTTGAACCGCAAAGAAGAAAATAAAACCATTTCACAAAATTTTAGGGGTAAATATGGCATCAGTTTTATTTGATGAATTACTAATTGAATTTAAAAGCCTTTACAAACTTCATAAGAAAATAGATTATGTTGCTGATAAAGGCGATAACAAAGCCATTGGCTTGATAATTGGCAAGATCAGGCAGTTAAAGCCTGAACTGAATACAGCGCAAATGAAGGAAGCTGTTATATGGTTCTTCAAGATCAGCTTTGAAACAGCGCCAAAATGGATTGTTGATTCAATAAATTTGAAGCTATTGAATTCACAGTTCAATCCAATACGCGATAATTATAATAATAATTATACACCTTCAAAAGCATATGCAGCAAAGAACCAAAAGGAAAATTATTACAACGGTAACAAGAAGGTATATCACAGAACCGGAACAGAAAAAAGTCTTGAAGATATAATTAACAGCTTCAGCAAATAAATTACTGATATATTAATGAGAGATAATGAATTAAATATTACTGAAGTTGCTATTCTTGCAGGTTCATCAAGATCAGATGTTAAGGCTGTTAAAGAAGGTAAACAGATAAGCAACATTGAAAAGGCTAAAAAGATAAATGAATTTTTGCAGTTTGAAAAGCATTTGTTGGAACTGTTCCTTCATGATGAATTTTTCAATATGTGTGAAATAGCCATTTCAAAAGCAAGGAAAACATCAACAAGGAAGTTTGCAGTATTTTGCCAAAATGCAAGTGAAACAATGCGTTATAAATTAAACATTACTGATGAAGATCGCAATGAAAGTAAAGGTTAATTATGTTTTGTCCTAATTGCGGAAAATATATGACTGCAATCAGAAAAGAAGCATTGAAAACCCAAAATTTGCGGTTAAGATTTTGCAGTAATAAGAAATGTCAAACAACAATTAAAACTGTTGAGACTTTTTTAATGGCAACAATTTCAAAGCCTTTACCAAAAGAATTTGCTGATCTTGTTGCTGATGAACCAACAGAACAATTGAAGCTTGAGTTACCAAAGAAGGAATTGATTAAACCGAAAATAAAAGCTAATATTAAGTAAAGGATAAATGAAATGAAATCTATTATTGATACTAATGATTTTATTGAACATATAGGAAATAAATATAAATCATATAATGAAAAATTATTAGATTTAATTTTATTTGCAAGTGGAAAATCAAAACAACATTTTACGCTTGAAGTAACAACTTTCAATGATATTACTTATAATATCATTTACATTGATAATGAGTTGATCAGTGAAACATATATCGATTATACAATTGATAATAAAAATTTTATTATTTCAACCAAACTTTTCTTCAATAGTATTATAACACCTGAAACAATGCAATTAATTGAAGTAAATATGAATAATTTAAAATGATTCAATTAAAGGATAAATGAAATGGTAAAAGTAATTGAAGGAACAAGATTTTTTACAGTTGAATTAACAAATGAATCAAAAGGATATTCAAATGAACATTTAGAAGCTATTGTTTTAGTTACTGTAAGAAAAGCAGGTTTAATTTCAGTTTCATATTCAACAGGTTCAAAGAAGTTTATTTATGGTTGCATTAATATTCCTAATAATGTTGATGAATATGGAATTATGTTTTCACAAATAAAAGCTGATGTTAATGCTTTAAATGGAATTGAACCATTTGAAATATGGATTGATGAACCATTTGATTTTGATTCTTATTTAATGGAAAAAATAAAAGCTGTTAACAGAAACAATCGTTCAAATGCAACTATTAAGACTTAAAGACTAATTTTGTAAGACTTTCAACATATCAATGAATTAATAAATTGCAATTATTGTTTATAATTGCAATTTTGCTTTATAAAGGTTTAATGAAGTTGTTTCTTTTCTCATTTAAATCAAATGCAAAAGTGCTTAAATTTCACTGTTTCGCAAAATTCCTTTTTTTCTTTTCTCATTTAAATCAGTTAAAAGCAATAGTTACGCTCTATCTTGCCGTCTTTTTTAAGTTTATCAACAATAGCTTTTACCTTGTTCATGGGAATAGCAAAACCAAGACCGATATTACCGCCAGCCATTGAGTTACCTGTATAAATAAGTGTATTCATACC